CGGGTGGGACGTAAGTCAGTTTAGTAGCGTTGTTATGTTCATAGGATGCGAATCTTTTAACCGCGACCTGAGCAGTTGGGCGGTTACAGCAAGCAATGTTGGACCGAGTATGTTTAGCAATTGTACTGTCTTCAATGCAGGTCTTGGGAACGGCGTTTCCGGAACACGTCTTAGCGGATGGAACTTAACCGGATATACGGGCAGTATGGCGAGTATGTTTAGTGGCGCAAGGGCTTTCAACCAAGACATCTCTGCTTGGACCGTTAGCGGCGTTACGAATATGTCGAATATGTTCAATACGGCTCAACGGTTCAACCAAGACATCAGCGGTTGGAACACCGGAAACGTGCAGACGATGCAGACGATGTTTAACAACGCCCAAGACTTTGACCAACCGATTGGCAGTTGGAACGTTACCTCGTGCTCTAATTTCCAACAGATGTTCCGCCTTAATAACGTCTTCGACCAAAATTTGGGGGGGTGGACGCTGACTGCGGCAAGCAATATGACATCTATGGCGGGAAATTTGAGTACCGCTAACAAGGCATTGACGTGGATTGGATGGGAAAGCAACAGCCCCAACACCGGAATCAATTTTACCGGAACTTTTGGTGGTACGTTCAGTAAGACTGCTACGACAGGGGTTGATGGATATGATGGACAAAGTATGTACCGCGCCATCAATAGCTTGGTAGCCCCCACCCCGGCTACGTCTCGCAGTTCGGGTACTACCACCTCTACTACCGCAAGTAAACTCGTGGATAGTGGAGCAAACTTTGTTACAAGTGGAGTTCAGGTTGGTGACCTTGTTACCAACTCAACAGATACTACATATAGCTACGTTACCGCTGTTGACAGCGCAACCACCTTGAGTCTTAACGATGACATCTTTGTTTCCGGCGAGGCTTACGATGTGAGCGGTGGTTACGGTGCAACTATTACCGGAGTTAGTTTCTAATGTCACATTTTGTATCAACCAAGCCATTCTTTATTCTGACGGGAGTACCGAACGACCTCGGTTTTGTGTATGGCGCAAACGGGATTGGGGAAGAAATTCTGTGTAATGAGGCTTATACGTTTACTGAATATGATACCGAGGCGGTATTTGCTGATGCAGTAGATGCCCTAAAAGGTGAACCCGGCTGGTATTGGAAGTGTGAAAACAGAACGCCGTCTCCGCCAAATCCGAATGATTGGGACCCCAACACAGACTGCGTAGAGTAAGACTCGTCCGATGTTGCTACAGTATATTTACTCCGGGCCTAAATACCAACAGTATTGGATTTACTGGGACGAGGTGCCGTATGAGGAAAATGCTGATGACACATACTACGATAACCCTCTTTGAGGTTCTCACCCTTGCGGGGGCTTTGGTGGGCGTGTACTTCAAGTTGCAGACGGAGGTTGGCAAACTGAAGGGGCGTATCGCGATGCTGGAGAAACAGGAGTTGCAGGTGATGAATATGCTGGAGAAGCTGGTCACTGCTGTCGATGAGATTAAGATTCTGCTGGCCCAAAAGGGAATCAATTGAGGGAGCTGAACCGCATCATCCTGCACTGTACGGCTACTCCCGAGGGGCGCGACGTCAGCGTCGATACTATCCGGAGTTGGCACCTAAAGCGCGGATGGTCGGATATTGGCTACCACTATGTTATTCTCCTTGACGGAACTATTGAGCGGGGTCGCCCCCTCGATATTGCAGGTGCTCACGTCAAAGGGCACAATAAAGATTCTATTGGTGTGGTGTACGTTGGCGGGACTGATGTGGATGGCAACGCGAAAGACACGATGACGCACAACCAGCTCTTCAGCCTATACAAGGTCATCACCTCGTTGAGGAATCTTTTCGGACCTTTGTCGCTGCACGGGCACAACGAGTTTAGCGACAAGGCGTGTCCATCATTCATCGTATCAGAAAAACTCCCTTATCTTGTTGACCATGTCTGAATTCCTTACAGAAAACTGGCTCGAGCTCCTCATCGCCGCTATGGCGTTTATTAAGGTTGTCGTCAATCTCACTCCCACGGAGAAGGACAACGAAATCTTCGGCCTGCTCGATACCATCATCAACGCCGTGGTACCTGACCGCAGGAAGTAATGGCTAAGATTGAGACCTATCCCGATGGGGCGCCCCTTGACGGCTCAGAGAAGCTTATTGGTACCGACGTAAACAACGGCAATGCGACCAAGAACTTCACCGTTCAGGATATTGCCGACTTTACTACCGGGAGTAGCGGCTCGGTCGTCAACTCTGTAAGCGGGCTCGGCCCCATCAGTACCAGCCCTACCACGGGCAATGTGGGCGTTTCTCTGGACACGGTACCCGGCGCTCAGGGCACGTATCAGTATGCCAACGTCAATGTCGACCAGTACGGAAGGGTTGTTTCGGCGTCTGCCAACACTCCGGTAGAGTCTGTTTCTGCTCCCGGTGGCACGCTTGACGGCAATGTGAACTTTGCTGCGGGCCCCAACACCATCGTTACAGCCGACCCTGTTAGCAACACTATTACCATCGAGTCTACCGGTGGTGCTGGTCCGGGCGGTACGGTTACGCAGATTACGGCAGGCACCGGCCTTGATGGCGGAACGATTACTACTACTGGCACCATTGACCTTGCCAACACCACTGTTGCGGCTGGGTCATATACCAACGCCGATATCACCGTCGATGCTCAGGGTCGTATCACTGCGGCCAGCGACGGCAACGGACAGCCCGACCAAGACTTGCAGTCGGTGCTCACCACCGGCAACACCGCTACTACGGGTATCACCCTTAACAGTGGAGCTTCCATGGTCCTTAATGGCGGTGGCATTTCTGCCCTTTCTGGTTCTGCCGTCGTGCAGGACGTTACTTGGAGTGCTACAGGTTCCGGATATAACCTTGAGCTCACCAATGAGCTAGACCTCTCGTGCAATGTTGTGGATGCCAATGGAGCCTCGGGCACATACCAGCAGGTTCTCATTGCCGACCCCTCCCTCAACGGCGGTATCGGCGGTGTGCAGTGGGTTGACCAGCCTGTACTTTCGGTTCGGACGGTAATCCCTGCCGCCACCTTGGCCACCTTGGGGCCTAGCTTTGGCCCTACAATTGTTGCTTCGCCGGGCCCGGGCAACTACATACAGGTCATAGCGGCAGCCTATCGCTTTGCGTATTCCGCTCCGGTGTATACGGTGGTTGGCGACCTTGCTCTAGAGACGGTTCCGGGTCAAGCTCAATTCACTATCCCCGGCACTGTTATGCAAGTTCCCGCCACCACTATACAGCAGGCAAACCAAGTCACCAATGCTAAGATGGCAGAGAACGTGCCTCTTGACTTGCATCTTTCTGGTGCTGTTATCGCCGCTGGAGGCGGGGACCTGTATCTTGAGGTGACATATAAGATTGTTCAGATTTAATGCGAGATATTCGCAAGGTTTGTGTGGGTCCGGACTACAAGGACTCCATGTGTTACGTGGTGGGGCAACCAGTTTTGGGGGGGTCCCACCACATTCACTTGATACGTGAGGAGAATGGGGGCATTGTTATCTATATTGAGCAGGACGATATGGTCGTGCTTTGGAAGTCATTCAATGCAATGATGCCACTATCAATAGAATACAACATCAACTTCTAATCATGTTCTTCTGGAACCCCATTCAGACGCGCCGGATTTCTTTCAGTGCAAACCGCGTGCTCAACCTGACCCCCATGGGTCACCTTACCGTCGTTCCCGCTCCGGGCCCCGGCAAAGCCATACAGGTTGTTTCCGCCGCCTTCAAGCTCAACGCTGGCAAGCACCCCTTTGCTTTTACCAACGATATGGTCCTTACGGCGGGCCACCTCTCGCGCCCGCAGTTCAACCTCGAGGCCGCCATTATCAACTCGTCCTTTGACGAGTGGGTAAATATGGTCCCCCTTGAGCGCGGGTCTTTGCAGGAGGACGCTGCGCTCACCTTTGGTCCTAGCGCCGGAGCGAACACCTCTCCTATTGCCAACGGCGATATCGCCTTCGACATCACGTACCGGCTTGTAAAAGCCTGATGCGGGCTCTCAACCAATTTATTGTTCGTGGGGACAGGTATGTCAACACGAAGGGAGACCTCATTGTCAGCGCCAACGAGGAGGACCACCGCTTTTCGAATCGCGAGGGCGAGGTTGTGGCTTTGCCTTTGGGCTATGACGGTCCTATCGCCGTGGGCGATACGCTCCTTGTCCACCACAACGTGTTCAAGTACTACAACGATATGAAGGGTAGGCGTCGCAGCGGGCGTAGTTTCTTGCGTGACGACATGTTCCTTGTTGATTTCGACCAATTCTATATGTGGCGCCGCAATGGGGAGTGGTTTTCTCATGATAGGTACTGCTTTGTGCAGCCTGTACCGCCACAAGAGTCAACGATATTCAAGCCGCTTACCGAGGAGCCTTTGGTCGGTATAATGAAATATCCCAATGATTACCTTAGTTCTCAAGGAATCGCGTCTGGTGACATGGTAACCTTCAAGCCTGAGAGCGAGTACGAGTTCATTGTTGACGGGGAGAAGTTGTACCGAATGTTCGACCATCAAATCACATGCAAGATTCAAGGAAGCTGAAGGAGCGCATCATCGCTGCCGGGCGTGTCGCTGTTGAGCAACTCATCAAGGTGGCTCAGGAGGATATCATCAAGCCGGGCGAGGACGACGACTTGGCGGCGGACAGGCTGAAGAATGCGGCGGCGACAAAGAAGCTTGCCATCTTCGACGCTCTGGAAATCCTGAATCGCATCGACTCCGAGGAGGAGGAGTTGGAGTCGGCGTCTACTACCCAGACGGAAACGAAGGTGGGTTTTGCAGAACGACGTTCCAGATAAGCTATACAGGGTCCTGCATGGGCATGTATCGAAGGGGGTAGTATCCAATAAGAACCGTGCTAAGACGTGGTTCTACGGTTATAACGAGAAGTACGACATGGTCGTCATCTCCAAGACCGGACAGATTGGTGACATCATAGAAATCAACGGGTTGGTCATCGCGCTGCCTTTGGCGCCCAAGAAGCTGGAGGGCAACAAGTGGGTTCGTGAGGAGCTACCTAAGCCGCTCTCGCGCATCCAAAGCATCTTCCAATGGAACGATATGCCCAAGGCGTTCAAGACGCAGTGGGTGGACTATATCGAGTCGGAGTTTGACCGCCGCGAGGATGGGCACTGGTTCAGCAACGACGGCGTGCCGACGTATATCACTGGCGCCCACTACATGTACTTGCAGTGGACAAGTATCGACGTAGGGTATCCCGACTACCGTGAGGCCAACAGGATATTCTTTATCTTCTGGGAAGCATGCAAGGCGGACCCACGAAGCTTTGGTATGATATACCTGAAGATTCGCCGTTCGGGATTCTCGTTTATGGGTTCGTCGGAGTGCGTAAACACCGGTACACTAGCTAAGGATTCACGAGTTGGGATACTCTCCAAGACGGGTGCGGACGCCAAGAAAATGTTCACCGACAAGGTGGTTCCTATCGCCAACCGCCTACCATTCTTCTTCAAACCTATACAGGACGGCATGGACAAGCCGAAGACGGAACTGGCGTTTCGTGTACCTGCTTCAAAGATTACGAAGAAGAACATGTACGA